GCCACCGCCACCGACAAGAACGGCATAGCTATCTGCGACCACGGTATATGCTGGGTCATAAAAATACGCACCAGCACCGCCGCCTCCACCATAACCACTGCCACCGCCACCGCCACCAGCCACCACCAGCAATTTTACGGTCAAATCCGCACCGCCTCCGCCAGTAGATGTGCCAGTTCCGTTATAAATAACGCCAGCGCAGAATTTCTTACCGCTTGCCACATCAGCCGCCACGGCATCCCCAGCAACGATTAGATTAGCCATCTAACCCACCTCCATTATGGTTGCCGACCCAAATACCTGATCAGCAGTTCCAGCGGTGATCTTAACGTCAATAGCCGCCGCCGTGGCGTTAATCATCAACATGGGCAGGGAATAACTACCCACAGCACAAGCCTGAGCATTTAACAGGGTATTGGTCTGCGCTCCGGTTGCATCGGTGTATGTCACTTTGACCGTGACGTTGGTTGTGGCGGTAATTACACGGAAGTATATACCGACCATCACGTTTGCCGCCGCCGCTGGGGTTCTGGTTGCTACCGTAGTTTCGCTGGTTGAATCCAGTTCGACCTCTTTGCCGTTGGTCAGCAAAGGAATATTCGCATCTATATCGTCAAAGTTGGTGTTGAGCTTCGGCCCCCAACTACCTGATGATGCTCCATCCTCCGGTTTTGTCAGGCCCAATCTGGTTGTGGTTGCATCAGCCAATGCAAATTACCTCCCCTGTTGCGGCGGCACTCAGTGTCACCGTTATTTGATTTATGCTGTCATGGATGATACTGTCTGGAGTCAGCACCGCATTGGCGGTTGCATCTATGCCCCCATACGCCCCCGCACCATAGCTGCCCGCACCGTAAGCGGTCACGGCTTGCCCTACGGCTTGCACTACTGGCCGTATGCCCAGATTATGCTCAACCTCAATGGTGTCCGTGTTATCAAAAGTCTGTCGCACCACATCGGCAAAAGTTAAGGCGGCAATAATCGCATCAACTTCGGCCTCGGTGTAGTACCTGGTATCCAGTTGTCCTGCGTTTAACTCGGCTTCAGTATAATATCGACCGTCATGGTCGGATGATGCCTTGTGGGCAGTCAGATCGGCAGGGGGATTATTGACAGTAGGCGGCGGCGCACCAGTTCCGCTCGATACCCCGCTGACCACCACCCCCTCGGTCTGATTGAGTGACCGTTGGCGCAGGATTCTATCTGTCTGCTTTTTGACTACCTCGGCTATATTGCCCATGCTATGCCTCCTATTCCGCTGAGTGCCAATAGCACTTGATCGTGCTCGAAAATACTGGTGACCCCGCAGCGTCCATGTTGTGTGTCACCGCCCAGACTCGGTATATCTCGCTGATTGTCGATGATGACTCGATGACCTTGATCTTATCGCCTATCTGGATATATGGATGACCCACGATGACAAACGTGACTTGCCTTGCCTTTTTAGTTATCTCTGCGCTCGCCTGTTGGACAAGTGCGTCACATTGGGCCTGAGTGCTGGCTAGGTCGGTGGCCTGGATTATCAGGTCTTTCTGGGCGGGCAACTCATAGTAGTCCGATGCCGACCATTCGCCCATTGATGACAGACCGTTACCGTCTGCATCCTGCGACACCACGATGATTCCCCGGTACAACTCTGCATCCGATATGGTGTAGTCCAGGGAGAAAATATCCTCGCCCTCTTGATAAGTGTAGACGCTGGCCCCGGTGTCGAGTGCCGCCCGGAAATACAATGTCCCATCTTCATCACAAAACCACTCAAACGATGCGATCTCAGCCAGCCGTTGGAAAGCATCAGCGTACATCTCCTGACTGAATGTGATCTTCGCGATTGTCAACCCGCTGACATCGGTTGCCACCACATCGGTATAACCAGCCTTGCTTGCGAGATCAGAAAATATCCACTCCGGGGTTTTATTGGTATATTCCAATGTATGAGTGATATACCCGCCCTCTGTCTTTTGCACCATCTGGTCGAGTGCTAACTTGGACATATCCCGTGCGTTGATAGTAATCTCGGCGGGGTAACTCCGCATGGTCACCTCATCGATGAGGCCAGTAAAGACCAGCTGTTGTTCGGCACCATAACCCAGATATACCTCGATTCCGTTGTTGGGCCAGATGACATGATTCCATGCCCCCGCCGGGTCGGGGCTAAACTGCCCATCCTTATTGTCGATTACCACCGTGACCTGTGACGCTGATCCTTTGGATCGGTCAACGGTTATACTTTTGGGCCTTAGATTTTGTGTTTCTGCCGTAGTTCCTGCTCCACTTATCTGCCCAGCACTGCTCCCTTGCATAATGAGTGCATTTTGAGTTAAGTTCAGAAAATGCCAAGAATCCTCTACGCCACCTAGTTCATTCAAATTTACAACAAAGTCGTAATTTGTAAATGTACCAAGGTCTTGGGCAGTTGCCGGAGTGGGGCCAATATACTCCAAAACAACAGCAGGGTTACTCCCAAATGGATTATCAACGCCAGTCCTACCATAATACATATATATTTTATTCCCGACTTTTTCCCAAGACGCCATATAAGGCCGATAATCTCCACTCCACGAAAAAGTAGACAAAGAAGCACCAGAATCGGACCATTCCATCGGCCCCCCCCCAGCATTTGATGCTGTTCTCAGAGTAATAAAACTACCATCATCAAGTTCGAAGAAGTTCCTAGAATGATAGAAAACGATCCATCCCGGTGCGCCGGGATTATAAATAGCTCCCCCAGACCATGTCAACCCATCATCGTCTGAATAAAAAGCCCTAACCCCCTGATTTGACAGTGAACCGCCTGTCCACCACGGTAATAATGCAATCAATCTACCACTATTAAGTTTGTGCATTAAAGATGGTTTCCCAGCCCTAGGGTCTTGAAAAGGAGGGCCTAAATTTAATGATATGTCCGATATTTTGACAAAATCTGTACCTCTACCATCAGAGTCGGCCCAATACTCGGCCCCCCATACTTTAGTAACATTATCCATTTGATGATATACAACCAACCGCAACCTACCATCCACTAGATTAATACTAACAACGGGCTGATAAGTGTCATATCCACTTGCCAGTTTTGTCGCCCCACCTGAAAAAGGCCCAGACCCATCCAAAACACCTTGTATTGTTGGGGCAAATTCAACACTAACAGATTTATCAGCATCAGAAGTATAAGCTACAACTGCTCTGCCATCGGATGTTTCGCAGATATTGCCATGTCCTCTGTCGCCAGTAGTAAAAACTCGCCAAGTTGTCCATGTTTGCGGGTCTTTCATGTTCTGGGTTCCCGGTTGCCCTCCAAGGGTAATATATCCGGTGGGCCGGTTATCTCCGACCATCATCTTGGATTTCAACAGCGTTTGTATCTCAGGAGGTATGGTCAGCATCGGTTACACCTCCATGAAGGTTACGGAGAATTCAAAGCGTGTCGGGTAGATTTTCCGCACGGCCTGGGATAGGCTGGATATGATCATGGTCGCACTATAGCCATCAGCCCCGGTAAAGGTCCGCTGTGTCCCGGCCATACTGTCTGCCAGCATATCTTCATACGTCGAATAGCTTTTGACGTAGGTGGAGAGGGTAACTATCTGCCGCTTCCTGCCGCCCTGCTGAAGTACAGTGCTGACAGCATTTAGGTTGGCCGGATCAGGGAGCAGCGCAATCTCATTTATGGGTACCTCGGCCCAGGGTGGGTTATAGGTATCTGGTATAACGTAGAAGTCTGTACTACCCCATGTAAAGCTCATGTGCTCCCCTCCCTATGCCATACTGGGCATTACTCGGACCCGGCCAGGCAGCCTCCGATCGCCCTGCTCTATCTCTTTTGCAATGATTTTTGTCACGCCTACCAGCTGACCCATGTCGTTGACTCCCTCCACCCGTACGGTGCCACCGATAGTCAGAGATTGATTGGCCATGGCCATGCTCTGCTGATTGGTCAGCACCTGGGATCCTCGCGGCAGGTTGACCAGCTCAGGCCCACGCTCTCCAACCCAGGCCAGGCCGCCCGGGTGATAATTGGTGCCGTCGGCATAGCGTTGCATGGATTGGAACGCCCCCATGCCCTGGGTGCCGGAGTCTTTCACCAGTTTGTTAATGTTTTTAATTTCTACCCCCGGTAAATTATTAAGCTTATCAATCAGCCAGTTAATCTTATCTACCACTGAGTTAATTGCGCCTTTAAACCCATTCTCCAGCGTATCAGCTAATCCGCGCACCCAGGCGCGGAAGTTGGCGTTAGTATCCCAAAGCCTCTTGAAGATAGCGATTAGTCCTACTACTGCCAGCACAACTCCAGCGACAATCGGATTTATTCCCAAGAGGGCGGTACCTAAACGTGGCAGGAATCCCGCCAGGGTGCCCCCGATCTTAGTAACCCACCCTAATTTATCTCCGAACAAAGACATGAACACCATAACCTTACCTACAGCCAAAAGCACTGGGCCAATAGCAGCAGCTATCAGACCAAACTTAATTATGGTATCCTGCATACCCTCTGGGAGGCTGTTAAAAGCGTCCACCAGCTTTGTGACTACGCGGACAATCTTTGTCACTATCGGCTCCAGCTTGTTGCCCAGATCGGCCATTTCAAGCCGTAGTCCGGCCTGTGACTCGTTGGCTTCAATTACGACCTTGTTAATGTTTCTGTATTCAGTGGCGACCTTTTTGTATTTACCAACTAGCAGGTCAGTCAGATAGGCTGTGCGTTCCTGCTCGTTGTTCATCGTCTCTAGCTTTGCGTTGACTTCATCTTCACTTATGCCAACCCAGTTTAGGGCGTCAGCCAGCGGTCCGGTCACTTTGCCGACCTTCACCGTCTCATTAGCCGCTTCGGTAAGTCCCTCCAGTGGTAGGCTATCGCCAAATGTGGCATATACGCCAGTAGCTATGGTTGTCCAGTCCGCTAGTTCTTTTTGGTTTTTGGTTAGTAAGGCCAGGTGATTAACCGCCTCGATTGAGGTATCATCTTCACCGATGATGCCATAGAAATCCGTAAACGCCTTGCGCCCGGTATCAACTCCATGGTTGGTGGTCTTAAACTGGGCGTCCAGCTTGCCTAAGTCCTGCCGAAACTCCCTTGTCCCCTCAGTAGCCAGTCCAATCCCGGCTATTACCGGGGCAGTTATCCCCATCGATAACTTGCCTCCGACATCGCCAAGCTTCTCGCCGGTGTTTTTCAGCGTGGTCTGCAACTTTTTGGCCTTCTCCTGCAACTTGTCCATCTTGCTGGCGGCCCGGTTGGTGTCAGAGCCCAGTTCAGTCATGGCCTGGCTGTTTTGCTCCAGCTCTCGTTCCATCTTAGCCAGGGCAGCGGTGGCATTATTGAGCTTTATCCGGTACCCGTCGGTCTTGGCCGACGTCTGACCGTACATGTCACCCGACTCTTTGACCGCCTTGGCCAGGGCATTGACGATCTCTTTCTGCTGTTTGACGCGTTTTTCAAATAACTGACCCTTGGCGGTGAGTGCCTCCAGGCTGCGCTCATTACCGGCAAAAGCTGCAGAACTGGCTTTCAGTTCGGAGTCAAGCACCCGGAGACCACGAGCGGCGTCGTCCAGCCCCTGCTTAAATTTTTTCTCGCCGTCCAGCGCCAGGGTTGTTTTAATCTCCCGCTTCAATCGTCCTCACCTCCAGTCCGCTTCTTCTTACGTTTGATCCAGTGCAGGTACTCATCGTATTCCAGGGTCCATTTCCAAAAGGTGAGTATGCGGCCCGGCGTCGTCATCCAGGCTTCACGCTCTGTCAGACCGGCCCGCATTCCTAAAAAAACTAGGCGCAAGGGATTTATTCCCCTGCGCCCTCGACGTTTTTTGATGACTCGATCTCCTCCAGCACTTCATCGACTTCGGCGTTCTCTTCGGCTTCGCCTTCGTCTCCCATACCGGCATTGATTATTTCGATTACCAGATCTGTCTGCTCCATTAGTTCTTTGGGGGACATCAGAATCTTTATGTCGGCATCGGTAAACGTGCGGCCCTCAATTCCTTCTTGGGCCTTTTTGAGTGCCGTCCCCTGGCTGATCAGTAAGGCTATCAACCAGGCTATCTCCCCTATCGCTTTTGACTGATCTATTATGACGTCACTGAGTTCTTTTAATCCGCCATACCGCCTTGTTACTTCTTCTAGGGCCGCCGTATTAAATACGGCAAAATATTCCTGGTTCCGGATTTTAATTATTCTTCCGTCCTCGTACATAAGCCCCTCCTAAGCGGTTTTGACGACGACTATCTCGGTAATTTGAGACGTTTTACCCAACTCCTGGGCAACAATGGTTAGCTTTTTGGACCCGACCGAGGCCATCGCTATCGAGTCAGACGCTTCACCGCTGTTCAGGTTCTGGACAAACACGCCATCAACATAGAGCTTCAATGTGTGATCGGCGGCCGTAGCTGTAACTGTCACGCCGGCAGCAGTTACCCCGTCAAATGTGTAGTACCTCACCCCGGCCGCGAAGGCAGGAGACAGAGTGCCGCCAGTACCAACCAACTCCAGCCCCGACAGCCCGGTTGACTCGGTAGTGGGTACACCGGCCAGTTCATCCAGCCAGGCGATAGCATCAGCCTCACTGGTAAAGGTCGCATGGTCCCGCCAGGTATTATCGCTGTCCATTACAGTCATAATCTCGCCCTCGACAGTAGGCGTCTGCCATTCAATCGATCCGTCTGGTTTAGTGGCTGCATTCTCTGATGGGATCCCCCACTTGGTCTTGTGATACCAGTAAGCCCGGTACGATCTTACCCCGGCTTTTTTACGTACCCGGTAATAACCAAATCCACCTTCGGGGCTGTCATAATTGGCAGCATCCCTTATGGTTGCCTCTCCGCCCAGTGATGCCTCTTTCGATCCCAGCCAAGCTTTTTGAGCGGCGTCAGACAGGTCATCTATTCCCATGGTGATCGTGCCGGAAACAAAGCCTTTTTCGATCTCTGCGATAGTGTCATCGGCCGCCAGTTTTGCATCTGACAGTTCAATACTGACATCAGCCGCGATAGCCATGCCCACAACTAGTCCAGTGCCATAGGTGGGCAGACTATTTGCGGGTTCACTGGCAATCGGCGCAAAGACCGGATGCTTTAATCCTATATAGGCCATTATTGTTACCTCCTGTTCAGATAGTCGTCAA